AGCTATCGACCGCAGCCGGGTACGATATCACCACCTCGCCGCGCTACAATCCGGCCGGCACGCAGATCCACGGCGGCTTCCCGACCTTCGTCCGGGCCGATCTGGACCGGGTGATCGGCGACCGGGAGATCGACAGGCTGCGCTTTGCGCACGGGGTCTCACACGACCCGGTCGGCACCTTCAAGGCGATTGTCGAGGAGGGCGGCTGGATGGGCGCCAAGGGCAACTGGATGAGCCAGGGGCGTAACCCGCTGCAGAGCGCCGGCATGTCGCCGGGCGTCGACTTCAAGACCGGCGGGCTGAACTACCTCTACACCACGCCCACCAACCGGGACATGAAGCACTTTGTGTGGGACGGCAGCGCCGGGCTCAATGCCAGCATGGTGACCCACAGGCGCGACCAGTTCCACACCATGATGCAGGAGCGGCGCGATTTGGCACACCTGACCGGATCGATCGACGATATCCTGGGCAGTCACGAATCCTTGTTCAAGAACGGGCTCAGCTTCTACGAGCACCGCTTCCGGTTTCGTGCGGGGTCGGATCGCGACGAGGTGATCCGCTGGCTGCGCAGCCGGCGTGATCTCTTCCCCGACGGTCTGTGGCCCGATGGGCGACGCTTCGAGGAGGTCATCGTTAACCAATGACGCTGCAAGATTTTCTGAAGGCCAACGAGCCGGTGGTGCTGATCTGGCCGGGCGACACGTTCATCCCGGCCTATGTGTTCGCGCTCGAAAAGCAGGACGGCATCGGCTGGGTGAATGGCGACGCGGCGCTCATGAGCACCGCCAAGGAGTGCCACGTGTTTTCCGGCAAGGTGACCGTGGAGGCGGGCTCCGCGCTGATCGAGGGCGGCGACGAGGACGACTTCTTCGCGATCAGGCTGGAGCCGGGAGCGGATCACCCGAGCTTGGTGGGCATGCGCGAGGCATTCCTTGCCGCCAACCCGTACAGCCGCGAGCAAGCGCTGAGCTATCTGCAGGAGTGGTTCCCCGAGACCGCGTTCCTGCCGTAGCCTTGCGATCCCATATTTGCGTCTTCCGCGCTGGGTGTCCCGGGAGCCGCTTCGACCACAGGGGCGCAGATTAAGCTTGTATTCCGCAGAGGGCTGGGAAATATCCCGCTCTCATGCTCTCCTTCAAGTTTCAAAACCCGCACTGGCAGCAGCTGCACGACCACATCATCCGGGCGTCGCAGAGCGGGCTGCGCTTGGCGCAGCGGCAAAGCCGCACTGATCGCCCCGGCTTGGTGATCTGCGGCACCGGGCCGACCCTGCTGGTCAAGGAGAACCTCAAGGCGATCCGAGCCCGGCAGCGCGAAGGCTGGGATATTTGGGCGCTGAAGGACAGCATGCGCTTGCTGAAGGAGCGGCGGATCAAGGTCACCGGGACCGTGGCCATGGACCCCGCACCCGAGCAGACGCTGAAGACGCCGCGGGTCGAGGGGGTCGAGTATTTCCTCGCCAGCTCGTGTCATCCAAAGCTGTTCGAGCATCTGCACGGCCTGCCGATCACCTTGTTTCACTCCGCGACCGGCTGGCAGGGCGAGGGCACGGTGCCGGAAACCGGCGAAGTGGTGCAGCTCAACGAGGTGCATCTCTACAAGGAGCTGTTCGGCAACGCCGATACCGTCGTCGGCGGCTTTACCGTGGCCAATCGTGCGGTGGGGCTCGGCAAGCTGCTCGGCTACCCGGCGATCGATCTGGCCGGCGTGCCGTTCGGCTGGCGCATGGGCGAGGAGGCCTATGCCGAGGGCGCGGCCGGCAGGTTGAAGCCGGATGCCTCGCTGGTGATCGTGCACACCGAGCCGCCCTGGTTGTCGAAGCCGGACTTGGTGGCCTCGGCGCTGCACATTGCCTGGGCGATGAAGCAGGGCTTTGTCGGGTATATCGGCGACGGCCTGCCGGCGGTGCTGGCGGCGATGGACGAAGAAGAGCTAGTGAGGCAGTTCCCCGGTCAGTGGCCAGGGGCGAAGCAGCAGAGGGCAGCGTAAGCCATGCGACTGAAGGCCAGGATCAGCAGCCTCGACGAGATCGAAGAGGGGCTGCGCGGGCTCTACGAGGAGGCCGATGACGGGACATTCGTCCTGGCGCTGGACGACGTAGACAGCCATCCGGGCGTGCGGGGGCTGAAGACGGCTTACGAGAAGGAGCAGGAGCGGCGCAAGAAGGCCGGCGACGAGCTGGCGGCGTTGCGCGAGCAGATCGGCGATCTCGACCCGGAGACCGCGCGTGCGGCTCAGGCCAAGCTGCTCGAAATGGAGGACAAGAAGCTGCTCGACGAGGGCAAGGTCGAGGAGCTGCTCAAGCAGCGCACCGAGCGCATGGCCAAGGACCACGAGGCTCGGGTCAAGGCGCTCAATGCCAAGCTGGAAGAGCTCAGCGGTCGCGAAAGCGAGCTGACCGGCCGATTGCAGAAGGTGCTCGTCGAGGGCGCCATCCGCGAGGCGGCCACCAAGCACGGGGTGCGGCCGACGGCCGTGACCGACGTGCTGATGCGCGGCAATTCGCTGTTCCAGCTGGACGGCGAAGACCCGTTACCGCGCGATGCGAAGGGAGAGATCGTCCGGGGCAAGAACGGCGTCGATCCGATGACGATCGACGAGTGGTTCGGTAGCCTGCAAGCGGACGCGCCGCATCTCTTCGAGGCTTCCAACGGCAGCGGTGCTGCCGGTTCGCAGCGCGGGCAGGGCGGCACCCACCGCCGAACGGTATCGCTCAGCGATCCGAAAGCCATCGGCGCCAACCTCGAAGAGGTGGCGGCGGGCAACGTCAACTTCACCGACTGAGCTGGGCCGGCGGCGACGCCGCTGGCAGCAGGCTTCGAAGCCGCACGGGCGAGGCCCGGAGCGCACTGACCGACCCGACGGGCCGGCAGCCGTTACCGCACCCTTATCCCCGGACTTCTGGAATCCAGCATGGCGAACGCACTCACCAACATCATCCCGCAGATCCTGGCTCGTGGCCTCCTGGCCTTGCGCGAGCAAGCTGTCATGGCCCGGCTGGTCATGACCGACATGGGCGACGAGGCGGCGCAGAAGGGCTCGACGATCGACATCCCGCTGCCCGGCACGTTCACCGCTCAGGACGTCACCCCGGCCCCGGTTCACTCGTCGGCGCAGGACAGCGATCTCGGCCTCGTCCAGGTCAGCCTGAACAACTGGAAGCATGTCGACTTCTTCTTGACCGACAAGGAATACGATCAGGTCATGCAGGACCGGCACTTCGTGCCGATGAACGTCTCGTCTGCCATTCGGGCGCTGGCCAACTCGATCGACGATACGATCCACTCGAACTACAAGGACGTCTACGGCTTCGTCGGCACCGCCGGCACCACGCCTTTCTCCAGCACGATCACCGACGCCACGAACGTCCGCAAGGTGCTCAACGAGCAGCTCGCTCCGATCGACGACAATCGCCGTATAGTCTTCGACCCGGCCGCCGAAGCAAACGCCCTGGCATTGCCGGCACTCGCCGACTTCGATAAGACCGGCGACCAAGGTCCGCGCATTGCTGGTGAGCTCGGCCGCAAGGTCGGGATGCGATTCTTCATGTCACAAAATACAAAGACGCACTCGGCGGGCACTGCAGCGACCATCGTAGTTTCTTCGACGCAGGCGGCCAATAGCTCGACTATCGGACTTTCTGCTTCAACTGGCGGCACGCTGGTGACCGGCGACATCATCAGCTTCGCCGGCCATTCGCAGACCTATACCGTGCAGGCCACCGCCACCGTCGGCACCAACACCGCGGTGCGCGTCAGCCCGAACCTGGAGGTCATCGTCACCGCCGCGGCCGAGGTCACCAAGCGCGCCACGCACGTGGTGAACCTGGGCTTCCATCGCGATGCCTTCGCGTTCGCCAACCGGCCGCTTCGTTCGGACCAGAACCTGGGCACGCTGATCTCGTCGGCTACCGATCCGATCTCCGGCATCACCCTGCGCCTGGAAGTCGGCCGGCAGTACAAGCAGACCAGCTGGGACTTCGACGCGCTTTGGGGCACGAAGACCGTTCGCCCGGAGCTGGCCGTCCGTTTGGCCGGCTGATATCGAGCCATCGGGGCCGGCCGTCCTGCGTTGCGGGCCGGCCCCACCGCTCAGCCAAGAAGGACGCCCGATGCGCACTCCGACCGTAACCCTTCGCCGGCCTTCCACCGGCCAACAGCTGAAGGTCGATCGCTGGCGCTACGCCCTCAACATGGCCGGCTATCTGGCCAAGGGCTACCGGCTGGTCTCCGAAGCCCGCGGCGAACTCAGCGAAGCGCAGCTGCAGCACGAGATGCGCCAAGCCGAAATCGAGAAGACGCGCGAGCAGACCCGCGAGGCGCCGAAGAACTACGAGGCGCGCAAGATCAAGATCGAGCGGCTGCGCGAGGAGCCCGAGGCCGGATGGGTCGGCGAGGTGGAAGAGGCGCACGTCACCGCTGGCGGCGACACGGTCGAGCTGACCCCGGCCGAGCGCAACATGCCGGGGCTCCAGGGGCGCGACGATATCCCCAAGGCGGCCGAAAGCGCGCCGCCAACGGCCAGTGAGCCGCAGGCCGACAAACCACCGGCCGAAGCCAGGAAACCCGCCACACGCGCGACACGCGGCCGCCGCAAGGCCTCCTGATCGATGGCCGAGGCGCCAGCCCTGGCCATCATCACCACGTTCGCCGACCTGGAGTGGGACACCTACGCCCGCCGCATGGTGGAGACGGTGGCGGAGCATCTGGCGCCGACGATCGAGTTCGTCGCGGTCTACGAGGGCGCGCGGCCCGATCCCATTCCCGAGCGCGTCGAGGCCGTGGGCATCTCGCAGGTCGTTCCCGACCTGCCGGACCTGATCGCGTTCGGCCGGCGACACCCGCAGGCACGCGGCCAGATCAACGGCGTCTACGATTACCGCTTCGACGCGGTGCGGTTCTGCCGCAAGCCGCTGGTGGTGCAGGGCATGCGCCGCCGACTGCCGCATCGCTCGCTGATCTGGCTCGACGCCGATTGCGTGGCGCACGGGGCGCTCGACGAGGCATGGCTGCGCCGAGCATTGCCGGTCGACTGCGATTTCTCTTTCCTGGGGCGGGCCGGGCTCTACAGCGAGTGCGGCTTTCTCGGCTTCAACCCGACGCCGATGGCCTACGAGCTGATCGCTCGCTGGGCCGACCAATACCGCACCGGCGCGGTCTTCAAGCAGGCGCAATGGCACGACAGCTGGGTCTTCGACCAGATGCGCTACCAGCTGCACACCGAGCACCACCTCCGGGCCAAAGACCTGGGCTACGCTACCGGGGCAAGGGGCACCCACATTTTCATCAACAGCGTGCTGGGCGAGCGTCTCGACCACCTGAAAGGGCCGCGCAAGAAGCTCGGGCGCAGCAACCTTTCTGACCTGATGAAGCCTCGCAAGGAGCCTTATTGGCAGAAGGGACAAGGCGCATGACCCGGTACTCCATGCTGCTCGACATCATCGACCACCATCGCCCGGCGAGCATCGTCGAGACCGGCACCTGGAGCGGCGAGCGGGCGACGCAGATGGCTCTGACCGCGATGCGCCACCAGGACCGGGTGCACTACATCGGCTTCGATCTGTTCGAGGACGCCAACGCGGCCAGCGATGCGCGCGAGTTGAACGTCAAGCGGCACTACTCGCTCGATGAAGTCTGGCAGCGGCTGCACGAGTTCCGGGTCGCCAACCCGGGCTTCAGCTTCACCCTGTTCAAGGGCGACACCCGCCATACCCTCGCCGAAGCGCTGTCGCTCGGTCACATCAAGCCCGACCCGGACTTCGCCTTCATCGACGGCGGCCATTCGATCCAGACGATCGCCTCCGACTGGACCGCGCTGATGCGCGCCAAGGTCATCGTGCTCGACGACTATTATCAGGCCGACAACATGGGGCGGCGGCCGGACATCATGCGCTACGGCTGCAACCGGCTGGTCGACGATCTCGACCGGCGGGAGTGGTCGGTGGCGGTCCACAGCGCGGGCGATCCGGTATCGGGCGGCGGCGTCGTCGCCCTGGCCGAGGTGCGGCGCAGGGTGGCCTGACCGACATGGCCGGGTTTCGCCTGCCCGAGAGCGATACCCACTTCCGCCGGATGAAGGCGCCACTCGCCGATTATCAGCAGGACGTGCGAACTCCCGCGCTGAGCTTCGTGGTCGGGCACGAGCTGGCGGTGGACGGCGGCGCGCATGTCGGGATCTGGACCCGCTGGATGGAAGCTCATTTCCGAGCCGTCCTGGCGATCGAGCCGGTGCCCGAGACCTTTGCCTGCCTACTCGACAATATCGGCCCCGACACCCTGGCCTACCGCTACGCGCTCAACCACACCGCCGGCTGGGGGCGGATCGAGCACGGCGAGCCGGGCAACAGCGGCGATATCCGGGTGAGCCGGTGCGGCGCTCCATCGAGCGATGACGACCCGAAGCACGTCCGGCTGATCACCCTGGACAAGCTGCTCGCCAAAACGCTGCCGGGGGTGCCGGTGCGGCTGATCAAGCTGGACCTGCAGGGCGGCGAGCAGGCGGCGCTGCAAGGGGCTGCCGATACCCTGCAACGGTGGTGGCCGGTGCTGGTGATCGAAAGCTGCGCTTCGACCCCACCGTCCTTGTTGCCGGATCGCCATCTGGAGCGCATCGGCTACAAGCTGCGCGGCACGATCCGTGACGATCAGATCTGGAGCCGATGATGCTAAACGAGAACTTCCGGGTGCAGCGGCTGCTCGACGTCGAGTACCGATTCGGCGGTCAGCCGATCAACAGCCCACTTCAGGCTCGCGTCACCGCTGACCGGCCGCTGGGCGTTTTCGTCGGCCACGATCGCCGCGAGGAGGTCGCCGTCGAGGTCTGCATGCAATCCATCGCGGAGACGACGACGATCCCGACCGTCTGCTACCCGCTGGTGATGGCGGAGCTTCGGCAGCTCGGCCTCTACGATCGGAAGGTCGCTCCCGGGCCGGGCGGCACGCGCATCGATGCAATCGACGGCCGCCCGTTCTCGACCGACTTCAGCTTCTCGCGGTTCCTGGTGCCGGCGCTCGGGATCGCCGGGCACAGCCACGATCTGGCGATCTTCATGGATTGCGACATGCTGGTCACCCGGTCGTTCAAGGAGCTGCTGGGCTATCTCGACCTGAGCAAGGCGGTCTCGGTCGTGCAGCACGATCATGCCGTGCAGGACAACTCGACCAAAATGGACGGCCAGATCCAGCAGGCATACCAGCGCAAAAACTGGTCGAGCTTCATGGTCTTCAACCTGCGCCATATCGCGCTGCGTGCGCTGACCCCGGCCTACGTGAACAAGGCCAGGGGCTCGACCCTGCATCAATTCGACTGGCTGGCCGACGACGAGATCGGCTGGCTGCCGCCGGAGTGGAACCACCTGGTGGGCTACACCCGGCCGGCGGTGATCCACTACACCGAGGGCGGCCCGTGGTTCCCCGATTACCAGGACGTGCCATGGGCGCGCGAATGGCTGGCGTGCCGTGAGCGGCTGGAGCAGGAGCGCGACTGATGGCAACGCTTGTTCTCGAAGACGGCTCGGGGCTGAGCAACTCGAACAGCTACGCCTCGGTGGCCGAGGCCGATGCGATCCTCGACCCGCAGAACAATACGACCACCTGGGACGCGCTCGACGACGCGACCAAGAGCAACCTGCTGATCTGGTCCACCCGTCTCCTCGACCAGCACCTTCGCTGGACCGGCACGCGCGCCACCGAGGATCAGGCGCTGCGCTGGCCGCGCTATGGCGTCTACGACCGCGACGGCTACCAGTACGACAGCGATATCGTCCCGCAGCCGGTCAAGGACGCGACCGCCGAGCTGGCGCGCTATCTGGCCTCCGAGGACCGTACCGTCGAGGACGAGACCCGCGGCTATCGCCGGCTCAAGGCCGGCTCGGTGGAGATGGAGATCGATCGCCTCGACCGCACCAAGGTGCTGCCCGACAGCGTCCTGGCGATCGTCGGCTGGCTCGGCGAAGCGGTGGAGCAGCAGGGGCGCTTCGCCCGGCTGGTGCGCACGTGAATGTCCCAGCTGCGCTTTCGGCGTCGTAACGTCGACCGGACCCGCCCGGCAGCCGAGGGGCTGGTGGCGTATGGTTCCGGCCCGCACGGCTGGCGCGTCTGCACGGCGTTCGCCACCGGCGCCCGGGGGCAGGTGGTGCGCTCCAATCGCGGGCTGCTGCCGGGCAACCACGATATCGCGCTGTGGGGCATCCTGCGCGGCTGCTGGGAAATCATCAAAGGCTGCCAGCGCGACGGCCGGGACTTCTGGTACCTCGACCACGCCTACTACCGGCGCGGCCATATGCACCGGGTCTACCGGGTGGTGCGCTCCGATCTGTGGGTGCCGAAGGGCGGCTTCCCGGTCGGCCGCGGGCGGCGGCGGTGGCGCCTGTTCGAGCCTTATGTCGACCTGCGGCCGTGGCGCCCGAACGGCAGGACCGTGCTGATCTGCCCGAGTTCGCCGATCATCACGCGCCAACTCAAGAGCGAGCAGTGGCTGGAGGACGCCAAGGCGCTCTGTGAACGATATACCGACCGGCCGGTCGTCATCCGCAAGAAGAGCTCGGCGCTGCCGCTCGCCAAGCAGATCGAGATGGACGACGTGCACTGCGTCGTGGCCGACCGCTCCATGGTGGCAGTCGAGGCGGCGCTGCTCGGCTGTCCGGTGTTCGTGCATCCGGGCTCGCCCGCGGCCCCTGTCGGCCTGACCGATCTGGCAGCCATCGATGACCCGATCAGACCGGATCGAACCGCCTGGATCGAATCGCTGGCGTGGTGCCAGTACTCGGAGGCCGAGATGCGCTCGGGCGAGGCATGGCGCGCCCTGCGCGAGATCTGGAGCAACAGCAACGAGGTGGCGGCATGAGCCTGCGAACCGTCTTCCAGAACGCGGCGCGGACGATCAACCGGGCGTTCGGCGACGTGCCGGTCGCCGTGGTCTACTGGTCGCGGTCGTCGACGATCTACGACGCCAGCGCGGGCTCGCCCGGGGTCACCGAGGTGGCGGTCTCGACCACTGCTTTCGTGCTCGATTTCTCCGATCGCGACACCGGCCGGGATATCCAGGCGAATGATCGGCGGCTGCTGATCGCCGGGCTCGATCTGGGCTCGATCACCGCCAAGCCGCTGGACCGGGTGGACGTGGTCGATATGGGGCTGGTCACCGTGATCGACGCACGGATCGATCCGGCCGATGCGATGTGGGACTTGCAGGTCCGGCTGCCGTGAGCACCGAGCTGCCCAACTTTCAGCGCTTTCAGGCCGACCTCGAAAAGTTCAGTGCACTGATCGACGTGGAGATCGGAACGGTCGTTCGGAAAGTGGCGATCGATCTGCACGACAACATCGTCCGGCGCACGCCCGTGGATCAGGGCAGGGCGCGGAACAGCTGGGCGATGACGCTGGACAGCCCGGCTCCGGCGACCGGCGACGACCTCGATCCGGGGCCGATCTACAACGGCGACGCGGACGGCCAGCAGGCCAAAGCAACTCAAGGGGTGCTGCAAAGCTTGCAGGACAACCCGTATCGCGTGGTATGGATCACCTCCAACCTGATCTACATCGTGCGGCTCGAAAACGGGCACTCCCAGCAGGCTCCGGCCGGCATGTTCGCCGTCTCGGTGGCCGAGGCCGAGCTCGAAATCGAGCGCGAGATTGCGAGGCGTAGTGGCCCATGAGCTACGACGGCGTTCGGCGCACGCTTGAGCAGAAGCTCGCCGATGAATGGACGGCCACGCCGATCCGCTGGCCCGACGCGCCGTTCAACCCGTCCGTGACCCTCGCCTACATCGCCCCGCACCTGCTGTTCGGCGACAGCTCGCAGGCGTCGATGAACCTGGATGCCAGCGCGCAGCGGCTCTACCGCACCATGCCGGTGCTGATGATCCAGGTCTTCACGCCCGAGCTGGAAGGCGCCGGGCCGGCGCTGCGCTTCGCCGACACCCTCTGCGATATGTTCCGCTCGCTCACGCTGGTGATCGAGAGCGGCAATACCCTCGTGTTCTACGACCCGGCGGTGACCCGGGTCGGCGTCAGCGACGGCTGGCTCCAATACAACGTCGCCGTTTCGTTCCGCTGGGACCGTGTCCTGACGCCTGCCGCCTGATCACCGAGGAGCCCGACCATGGCGCAAGCCGACTCCAATCGTTTCTCGATCTCCTACATCCGCGAGACCACCTGGGGGACCACGCCCGGCACCCCGACCCTGACGTATATCCCGATCAATGCGGGCGGGCTGCTGCACGCCAAGCAGACCGTGATCAGCAATCGGCTGCGCTCCGACCGGCAGATCCCGGGCATCCTCGAAGTGGGCGCCGAGGGCGCGGGCGGCTTTCCGTTCGAGCTTTCGCACTCCGACTTCGAGCAGTTCTTCGCGGCGGTGGTTTCGGGCACCGTGGTGACCGCTTCGGCCGGCGTGCGGACGCTGGAGAACGGCGTCGTCGACCACTTCTACACGCTGGAGGAGCACTACGCCGACATCGAGCAGTACCGGCGCTTCTTCGGCATGTACGTCGACACGCTGAGCCTGAATATCGAAGCCCGGCAGATCGTCACCGGCCAGATGACGTTCGTGGGTGAGCAAGGCGACGCCTATGCCTCGACGGTGGCGGCCTCGACGGTGGCGGCCAGCCTCAACCCGATCATGACCGCGACCAGCAATGTCGGGACGCTCACCGAAGGCGGCGTCTCGCTCACCACGGCGATCCGGCAAATCCAGCTGAACATCAACGCCAACCGGGCCGGGCGGCCGGCGGTCGGCAACAAGTACGCGATCGGCGTGCGCTCCGGCCGGCTGGAGGTGACCGGCCGGATCATGGCCTACTTCGAGGACATCGATCTGCTGAACAAGGCCATCGACCACACCCCGACCGACCTGACGATCCCGTTCACCGATGCGGACGGCAACCAGATCCAGATCACGATCAAGGAGCTGTACTTGAGCGGCAACCCGGACGCGCCGGGGGTGAATACCGACGTGATGCTGCCGCTCGACTTTTCGGCGCAGATCGACCCGTCGAGCGAGACGACGATCGAGTTCACCTTCGAGGACGCGGCCGACTGATGCGCAGCAGCCTCCACAAGGCGTTCCTGACCGACAAGCAGGCCGAGCGCGACGGCATATGGGTCACCCACGGGGCGATCCGGCTGCGCATTGCGCGGCACAACAATCCCGAGTTCGTGGCGGCGCTGCAGGCGATCCGGGCACGGCTCGGGATCGTCACCGGCAAATCGGGGGTCAGCGACGAGCTTGCCCAGGAGGCCTACATCGAAGCCGCCGGCCGGACCTTGCTGCGCGACTGGGAAGGGGTGGTCGACGAGAGCGGCGAGCCGATCCCCTACTCGGCGGAAGCCGCGGCCGAGTTCCTGCGCGAGCTGCCCGAGCTCCTGGAGCTGGTTGCCAATGTCAGTCAATCCTGGGAGCGCTTCCGGGTCGCCGAGCTGGAGCGGCAGGAAAAAAACTGACGCACTACCTCGGCGAGCTGCTGGCCGTGGGCGATCCGTCCTGGTTCCTGCAGCTGGCCGAGGAGGGCATCGAGACCGAGCGGCTGCGGCGCTACCGGGCGATCCGACCGCCGGCACTCGACGAGATGGACGCGTTCGAGGCCTATTCCTGCTGCCTGCATGCGCGGCAGAAAGACGGCCGGATCAGCCTGACCGATATCGTCGCTTGGTGCGAGCTGCACGGCTACGTCGAGATCGAGCGCCGGCTGCGGATCGTGCGCCTCGTGCAGGCTTTGGAGCGCGTGTTCATCAAGGAGGGCAGCCGTGGCGAACCTAGCGGTCGGGATTGACGCCACCGGCGCCAAGCGCGGTGCCGAGGAGGTCCGTCGCTCCCTCGACATGATCGAGGCCGAAGCCCGGGCGGTCGGGCAGGCGATGCGCGACCTGAGCTCCGGCAGTGACCGGGCGATGCGCTCTCTGGCGGGCAGCGGCACCAGCCTCGACCAAGCGATCGGCGGGCTCAATCGGCGGGCCGGCGAGCTGGGGCGGGAGCTGGGCGGCAACCTGCGGCGCGGGATCGATCAGGTCGGCCAGGGCTTCGACAGCCTGAAAGGGCGAGTGCTCAACCTGCGCACCGCCTTCGCCGCGCTGGGTGCCGGTCTGTTCGCCGCAGACATGCTCAACGTCGCCTCCGAGGTCGAAGCTGTCCGCTTTCAGCTGGAGCGGCTCACCGGCTCGGCCGAGGGCGCTGCCGACGCGTCGCGGTTCTTGTGGGCCGAGGCCGATCGCCTGGGCTTGAGCATCGAAGGTGTCGAGCAGTCGTTCATCAACCTGCTGCCGGCGGTCAATTCCGGCTCCTTCTCGATGGAGGAGGCGCGCGACATCCTGGGCGGCATGGGCGAGGTGGCGGTCGCTACCGGCCGCAATGCCGACGACCTCGCCGCAGCGATGCAGACGCTGGCCGAAGCGACCCGCCGGCCGGCGCTGACATTCGAAGACCTGGAGCGCGTCACCAGGCCGTTCCCCGGCCTCTACTCGGCGCTCGAAATCGCCGCTGGGCAGGGCGCCGGAGGGCTGCAGCAGCTGGCCACCGAGGGGCGGGTGACCGGCGATTACTTCAAGGCCATCCTGACCCCGGCTTTGGAGGAGTTCGCGGGCGCGGCCGAAGATCTCGGCGACACCCCGCGCGCGGCTCTGGCTCGCCTGGGCAACGGCATACGCGGCGTTCGCGAGG